ATCATTTCGTCGCGTTCTTTTTCTGTACCTTTACCGGAACGCAATTTTTTTGCGATATCAGATCGTTCTTTTTGGTCTCCTTCTGTGCCGCCATTGAGCCAGTTAAAAAAATCCTTTATGTTTGTAAGCCAGCCTGAAATAGTTTTAAGTACTCCGCCCCACTTATTCCAGCGTTCGACCATATCATCGAAAGCTGAAAGATTTCCGCTAAAAATATATTTGAATATGTCTACAAGACCGGCAACGAGGTCTATAAGCCACTTGAAAGAAGCACCCAATGCGGGAAAATCTTTTACAAGATGTCCAAATGCACTTTTCCCCCCTGCCGTATATACGTACAAATCATCAAGAATTAATATTAATCCTGCGATAGCTAGCGAAATTAAACCGATTGGGGATGCTATCAGACTGGAATTGAGCACCGCAATAACCGCCGCAAGACCGACAATCGCCGCTTTCCATCCGATAGTGTTCTGCACAATTTTATTAATCATTGTACCGGCGTTCTGTAATGCGGTCACAGATTTTTCTATCCACTTTACAACAGTTTGAATAAGCGGAAGAGCTTTTACAACCGATTCATCAAGCATATATTTTATCTGACTTTTAAGCTGTACAAGTTCCGCGCGTGCCTTCATCAATCCCTGTATAGATGATTCAGGAATAACAAATGCATTTTGAGACATTTTATCAAACTGGTCATTTGTGAGTTCGAGTGTTGCAACAAGGTCGCGTGATACGCCAAATTCCTGTGCGATATTACGCCGCATTTCGTTTGAAAGGCCTGCGGACTTTGTGCGAATCTGCTCTAATATATCAATAGGATTTGAACGAGGATCTATACCGAGGAGCTGATACCCTTTTATGCTTCCTTCACCGAACTTTATTTTTTCCTGATTTGCTGCTATTGCGTCGAGTGTCGCCGCGACTGACTGTCCGGAACCATTGACCTGATCTGCAACCTGCGTCCACCTCTGCATTGCTTCCGACGACATTCCGGTATTCTGCTCGAATTTTGCTAAACCGAGTGCGTCATTGAAAGCTGTATTCATAACTTTTATAGCGGTTGCAAAAGATAGCGTGCTTGAGATAACTTTGAGAAGCTGCCCCTGTGTACCTGTAATTGTTTTGAGAAAATCATTTGCAACGCCAGTATCTGCTTTTAATCCAATATGGGCGAACAGGTCAAGGATATTCATAATTTGTATTATACCAACGTAAAATCATTTGTGCAATAAAAAAGCCCTGATGATTCAGGGCTAATTTCCGGCATCAGCTTCGGCATAATCGTACAAAAATTTCTCATATTCCGCAGCCTGCAAAACAAGGTCAACCCGTCCGTTTAAGACCGCCTCCGGGTTCCCTCCCCAATAACCTTCTTTTGCAAGCCGCAGGGCTATGATTATTTCGTCCTCCGCGTGTATTTCCGTTTCGGGGTGGCTGACTGAATTATCGCCTGAATGTTTTCCGCCCCTAACGATGAAGTGATGCCGCTCATAAAAGGGGATAGGTTCGCTTTCGCCACCTCAATCATAATCGGCAGATATTCACAACGGTTTTCAGCTTTTTCAAAATATTCCACGTCCACGTGTTCCAGATTTGTACCGACGGCGCATCGTTTTGCACAGGCAAAAAGTGCAGTTTCGATTTCATCATCTGACGCGACAGAAAGTATAATATCAAGAATTCCGGTAAGCTGTAATGCGCTCAAATCTTTTTTCACGCTATCAGGGATATCGATTTGATTTACCTTGATAGCGCGGCAGATTGATTTAAACAGCGTGTTTGCTTCCTGAAATGATGCAAGGGTGATTGTTAATTCTTTTCCGTTGAAAAGTTTCATCAGCTCAATGTCCTCTTGTTGTTTGCGAACACGATTGTATATACAGAAACACCTTGTTCGGTGTCGCCATTTACATTTTCTTTTGTAGGTATCATCTTCTGAATTACCCCGCCAGTCATTTTGTAGACAATCGATGTAATCTTTCCTGCGCCATCGCCGACGCGTTTCACGAATTCACCCGCGAGCAACGTATATGCCGGAGGATCGTTCTGATATGAACACATTTCACTGTTCAGATATTTGTCGTCTGCGCTCCCCGCAATCACACGGATCGTTCCGTTAACCTGCAATCCGCTTGCATTATATGCATAGATGGCGTTCCCGTTTTTACCCTGTTTCACTTCAACAAGGTTGTTCGGAATCTCGAAGTTTACGCAGTCACCATCCGCAAAGTCGGTGAGTATGCGTGTATTGATCATTGTGGTATCGTTACCAGTAAGTGCTACACTTGACATATTCTATTTTTCCTCCCTACTGCTCAATGTACACTGCTACATCGCTTGAATGAATTGCACCTGCCGATTTGGCTGCAATATAGACCGACGGCGCTTTGCGCGTTTCACGTACTGCCTGTGTCTGGCTGGAAATCGGATCGGAATAGACGTAATATCCGACATCAGAAATATTTCTGATGTGGTCTTCCGGCGTGCCAAACGTCGTTGAGCTGTTCCATGTACCAGGTGCGAATGTTCCGTTTGCAACAAATTGGTCACATATTCCGCGATATGCTTTTTTCAGCATATTCATACCTTCCTCGGTCTGCGGCAATTTTGTGTTTGTTGTTGCAAGTGCGTTAAATCCGGCAGTGATAAGACGCAGTTTGAACGCAAGCGATGTGTAGATGTAATCAAACCAACCATTCGCGCCGCTTGTGAATACTTTCTGAACAGAACTTCCGGCAGTGCCAAGAGAAGCATAACAATCGACGCCGTTGTTTTTAGCCTGTGTAAGAAGTGTCTGCGTAAGCCCTGTATCTTCTGCAAGCCCAGTAATATCTTTTAAGTGCATTGTGTGAACGGTATTTGTGCCGTCAAAGTTGATACATAGTCCGCGGCCGGCATATCCTGCAGCAAACTGTAACGCATCATCGGCAGAAGCAGAATGATACAGGCATCTTGTATGCGTGTAGCCTTTCGTTGTAATTTCTGCAAACACACCGGAAGAACTGGTAAAATCTGCCGAAAGATTGCTTCCAACGATAAGCAGTTTATCAAGTGTCTGCATTGTTGCCGAAAGTTCCATCAGATTAGCATCCGTCTGTTTTGCTGAACATATCGCCGCAAAATAATCAATACTTCCATATGTACGAAGCACTGCATCTTTTACGCGCTCAACTCCTGCCGCCGCACCTGTTGCGCTTTTGCCGGATATTCCCAGTTTTTTGGCAATATCAGTTCCGGTTGTGCTTGCTGACAGTGTGATTGCCGATGATGCACCAGTTGTAGATGATTTAAGCGTAACATACGCCGCCCCAAGTTCTCCGGTAAGAGAAAATTCAAGGCCGGCGGTTTCAAGAGCGTATGAATTAAGTGAGCTTTCGGCAGTAGCAAGACTTGTAAGGTCAAGTTCTCCGATTGCTATTTCTGCCGCCGTTCCGCCGTCTACCGCAGCTTTCAGTTTGTAATCTGTTGCCGTCAATTTGGTAAGGTCTACCGGAGCATCACCAAGTATCGTAGCCGCCGATGCCAATGCGCTTTGTTTCAGCGGAATAATCACAAGATAACCTCCGCCGGAAAGTATGTTCGGTGACTGACCGAATACCATTTCTGCGAGTTCGTATGTTACAGAAGAGCTGCCGAAATCGTTTGAAACGCTCGACGCTTCGTAATATACCCCATAATCTCCGTAATCGCTGTCAACCGGTATTTCAGCCGTAAAAAGCGCGAGAATTGATGTATTCGCGTTTGCCAGCCCTGAAAGTGCCGAAAGAAGCGTAACGGTGATAACATTTGTCAGTGACAATGCCATGTTCTATTCCTCCGTTTGTACCGTTGGGTCGGTGAATTTATCGAAATAATCCACCGCCGATGTTTTATTCTGTATGTTGGAAATTATAACGGGGATTTGATACCGGTGCAATGCCCCCGAGCCCTCTATCCCGGAAAGATCAAGTGTTTTACCCTCTCGCCATATTGAGATATTATTTTTCTCCTGCAATGACACGGAGTTTTGGCATTTCAACGCCATGAGAATCTCATATAATCTGTCTGCGGAATCCCAGCTTTTAGAAACTATATCGATTGTGAAACGTTCATGCGAAACTGCACTCATTGTTTCCTTCAGGGTTGAATCATCGAATTCGCTCTTTAATGCAAGAATATTTGATGAATTACCGGAATACGAAATTACAATGTAAAGACTGGTATCTTTTGGAGCAACAAAGTCGGATGTATAAATAATCACCTGCTTGTCAGTAAGCAACATATAATCCTGAATAATATCGCCGAGCAGTTTCATGATATTTAATATTGTCATAGGGCACTCCATTGAGCATAAAGGGTAATGCTGGCGGAACTTATGGTAATATCATCATCCTGTATATATGAAGTTCCACTGCCGTCCGCTTTTGTGTTCCATCCGTCAAAAGTATATCCGGTTTTAGCAAGTGTGTTTTTTCCCAAAACTGTAACCGTGGCACCATTCTGATATGCATATTCCGTTGGCGGATTACCTGTTTCAGCTCCGTTCGATTTATAAATCACCGAATATACTGCACCGGATCCGTCATAATATTCTGTTGCATGATAGCGGCGGTACCCCGTCTCGTTCCACGGCTGAACGGAATCAATACGATAAATATTCGTGCCATCGGAAAAAAGATCATCTACTTTCATGTCCGGCTCATTTGATTTTACGAGTACGGAAAACCATTTCCATGATCGCTCTTCTTCCGGTTTGCGTCGTATCTCTTCCGGTGACAACGGTTGTAAGTTCAGGCGCATATTTTTAACTGTAGAAATATTTTGTGTTACATGATCGACGATGGTCTGCGTAACGATATACGTTTTATATAATTTGACCCATCCATTAAGGACGTGTCCGACATATGGCATACTCATTTTATTTTGTCCTATGGGTAATCACTTTTCGCAAAAGTGTATCCGCATTAGTTATAAGCGGAGCGTCACTACCCTTTTGTTTTATTGTGCTTTCTGCGTTCGGCGCCCAGCTTCCGAATCCGCGTGTGTCAAACGCTTC